CGTTGTCTGCAAATTGAAACCATAACCAACAGTCCAAATCCCCTTGCTATCTTTGTAAGGAGTAAGCACCAATCCTTCGTCTGTGTTAAGCGTATTCTCCGCTAACTGAAGGTGATTGTCGTTTATGATTTCTATTCTTTTCATTCAATATTAATTTCTATGCTTCCATCCAAAATTCTAAGCTTCTTAACTACTACATCGGCTGTGTTAGAACCTCTGGTTAGCGTTCCCTTATCACCAACTTTTATTTCAAAAGCTTTGCGTTCATCTTTCAAAAAAACCAATAAATCGGCTCTTACTACTTGCAAACTTGCGCCCTTGTAATCCAAGCCAGAACTACTTAGCTCTTGTGCGTCACATTTATCATCATATACGGTTACAGCGCTTGCTGATGGCGTAAATCTGCCCGTTGTTGGATCAGTAGTACCAGCATCGCTCGCTCGTTTTAACATCAAGGATTGACCGTATTTCATATTCCCCAAATAGGTTCTTTAATATTAAATAGAGCCAGTCGAGTGAAGATATAATCAGGCAACTCTTCAGGGTTAAACCCATCAAAGTACTGTTGCTCTCTTTGCCCTCGTTTGTCTCGCTTAATTCCTTTATGATTATCTGAAGATGAATAATTCAGGAGCCTCCAAGAAATGGCATCTGCTATTGTTTGTTTGTATGCTTTCTTGAATAGCACCCCTGCATCATCCGGGTCAACAGTGTAACCACGTAGTTTCACAACATACTCTTCGTCATCCTCGTCATATACCGTATATAGTTGCTGAATATAATCCTCAGTAGGATTAGCAACATTTATAAGCTCTGAGTTAACCCTTACTGCGCTGTTCAATAATAAAAGATCGTCAGCATTGGTAGGATCGAAGTAGTAGGCCATTATATCTCAATGTCTTTATTTGCTTGATGATTTTTTAGAAACACTTTTAGGCTCTTCCTTTTCGGGTTTGCCTTCTTCAATTCTTTTGTGCTTTTTAGCATCGAAATCAGAAGTATTAATAATTCCCGTTCCTCCTTTCAAAAATTCGATAGTGATAGTTGGTATAGTTCCCATTGTTGTATAATTGAGTTGAAAAAAATGGGAGAGCCAAAGCCCTCCCTATAAATTAGCTTTCTAAGCGTTGCGCTCTGTTAACGTCAAGAGTTTTAACACCCCAAAGAGCGTCAATTCTGAACCAATGTTTAGTATTGTCATTGTCATACCACATTTGAAGTCTCATAGATAGCGCTGAGTTTGGATCGGTTATAACCGTTGAGTTTGGCACTTCTGGAAGTGGTCGCATTGCAAGAGCAAAAGCCGTTCTGTGATAACCAAGATTCAAGGCTTTATCTTCCTGTCTAATGGTTACAACATCGTTTGCACTGTAAGCAACTGGAGTAGCTTGAGATACAGTAACAGTAATCAAGTTACTAGCTGCCGTTGCATCGGCTGCTACTGCATATCTTTGTGTATTTCCAGCGATGGAAAAAGTATCGCCTTTCTTAACCGTTCCTGAAAGAGACCCGCCACTATCTTTAAATACCATAGTGGTATCTCCTTTTGCAACGGCTGCATTAAGTTGAATGGCTGTCCCAGCAACTAAGGCTCCTGCTACATGGTCAACCACTACTTGAGATCGCATAATATCGAAATCAAAAGCTTCACGAATCTGAGCCTTTCTAAGCGCTTCATCACCACCCGATTGGTTTACGCTGTTAAATACAGGGTCTCTTAATAGGTCACGATATTTTGTACCGTTAAGAAGGGCTGTTTTTCCACCCGTTGGAACTTTACGTCCAAATAAATCGGCTTCAACTTGTGTAATATCATCAACAATATCTGAAGTAGTTGTGTTGTACCAGGGTACTAGCAATGACAGATCAGCAACATCTTGTGCTACATTAAGAGCTACAGCATCAGCAGCAGGCGCTAAATGGTTCATTATGAAGCTATCAGATACTTCGGTTAGCTCTTTATCATTCATAGGGGCTTTCACGCCTTCCCAATTGTTAAGAGAAATATCTATTTTTGAAGTTTCGTAAGCGTTTTCATCTGATTGATCTACTACATTCCCAGCTACGAAGCTAGAAGGTACATCAATTTGAATAGTATCGCCCTTTCTTCGGGCTTCCTCGTCATAGTCTCTATATACAGAGCCTACAAATCCGAGTGAGTTTTTTAAAGCTGCGAAAGCTCTTTGCGCATAAATAATGCGTTTGGAATCGTCTATTGAATTGGGCATGATATTAGTCTTGGGTTTAAACCGTGACTAATATCGTCACGGTAATTAATCTTTTATAATTTCTAGGCTTTTGCCTTGTTCGGCCGCTATTTCAATCGCTTTTTCGTATTTGACAGCGTTTTTAGCATCCGATTCTTTTATGGAAATAGTCTCTCCAGCTGTTGAACCGCCTTGAAATCCCGATGAACCTGGTCTGTTATCCTTTGCAACGTCTTTTAAGCTTCCTGTTTTAGTTTCATTTTGAAACCATTCTTCAGGAGTCATTACGTTTCCATTGCCATGTCTTGCTGGGCTTCCTGTTTCATCAAGAGGTACTACCCTCCCAACTTCAGGATCAAACTTAAACGAATCAGATACGCCTTTTTTAATGAAGGTGTTATTTGATGCTGAGTCTTTTAAGTACCGAGCAGTTAGACCGTCAACGGTTGCATTTACAAGATTTTTGTTCTGCTTCTGAATAACTGAATCCTTTTGCTCTAGTTCGCTTTTGAGTGGGTTTAAATGTTTCTCACTCCACGCTCTAAATTTGGCTTCATCATCATCGCCAGCCTTCAAACCTTTTGGTTTACCGTCATCATCCAATGCGATGTCAAACTTTGAAAGAACTTGTTTTTGAAAATCTAGGTCATCTATTAGCGTATTAGGATTTTTAAGCCCTTGTTTAGCTGCTGAAACAACTTCGTTAACGCCCGATTGATTGAATAAGCCCTTTGGAGGATTATCTGGATCAACAAGCAAAAGGTTTCCAGCGTCAATAGCTGATTGTTCTACTTCGTGGGTTTCCCCATTGATTAAGACTTTGATTTTCATAGATATAACACAGTGTTGATTAATTGTGCCCGTAACAATTCCGCATAATTACCGAGATGCGTACTCGGTGGGCTAGTGGATTACACACTGCTATGTAATTCACTATCAATATGGGAAATGAATAAAAGAAATTCGTTATAATTATTTCCTTTTTAGATAGTTTTCACGTACATTTCACGTACATTTCACAAAGAAAAATACTATGGCTAGAGTAGAAGCAGAAGTTCCTGAAGAATGGAAGAAAAAACTAATCAGTATTAGCAAGAAACGGGATACACCACAAAGACAGTTAGTTAAGGATGCTGTTTATGAAGCCTATATTAAAAAGAGCGAGAAAGATAACGGATAGATGAAGTGCCGTTTTAATGGCATCTTATCGGAGGTTGTGTGTAGTGCGGATTATTAACTAAATAAATTATAAAACTAAAGAAAGAAAAACAATGAGCACACCTGAAAATGATTTACGTGAATACTTAGGCAAGTTAGACACTGCCACTGCTTACGATAGTTTGATAGAGTCTGAGGTAGAATATTTCAGATCTAATTATATTAAAGAAGCGTCTACCTATGAAGAAGATACAGATGAGCTAATTAAGTATATTAAGATTGCTCCTATCGAAGACTTCTTAAAGGTCGATGAAGATGGTGATGTAGTTGAAGCTAGAGACTTTATGCACCATGCTTGTTTGGCAGGGGCTACATCTTAGTATTACGCATAACGACGTTTAGGGTATGGTGTCGTTGGCTTTTTTGCCAATGCACTATAACCAGTGTTATATACTGGCACGACTTTAACAACTAAAAATTAATAAAATGGTACATTCTAAATTTATAATTGAAGGCGAAAACTTGATAATGGCTAAATGCACTTTTCATAAACAACTAGCAACTGACAAAGAAAAAGTAAAAGGCGGTGGATGGTTTAGATTCGATGACAAGAAGAAAGCCTTTATACTTGGTGGATCTTCTCATGACTTTGGTTATGCTGAGATGAACGATATTAAAAAGTGCATTGAAGAGGGTAATGTTTACGGAAATAGCAGAATGAGTAGGAAGATGGACAATTATAAATTTTTCTATGACACACCATCTGAATTGATAGCACTAAACTAAGCAGCCCTTATCTTCTTACTCACTTGATAAGCCAGACCTAGATACTCATTCGCATTATTTATCTGAGTCTTGGCATAGTGTGGTGTCTGCTCTTTGAATAGCTTACCGTATTTGTTCACCATTAATCTAGGTGGTTGAACTGCTTGAGGCTTATCTTCTCCCCATTCCTCAATGTCTGCAATTACGGATGTTGTGTTGCAAGCACAGAAAGGATGCGGATTGCCTGGAACATTAGCCGTTGGATATACACCTGAGCCAAGCCCAAAGATGTCGGATTCTGCGAAAACATCGCAAATATCAGGAACAGAATGCCTACCGGATAAGTTCCACTTAGTGGCTTTCACTACCGGAGAGCGTAACTGTGAAAGTATATCAGCCTCTCTGAATGCTGTATTGATTTCAGATACCATAATTCGCTTTGAATCGTAGAATGCAGAACGGGCTTTTTTATAGTTCAAGGGGTTTATATTCCCCTCTTTAAGGGCTTTGTTTACTGCTGATTTAGTCAACCTTCCTTCTTTACTTACAAGCTTCATAAGCTCCCCTGTTGAATCATTACTGACTAAAACACCTGCGACTTCCTGAGATGCACGTTCAGCACTTACACCCCTCGCTATAGCTGAAGAAATAATACGATCAATGTCTTTAGAAGCAGATTTAAGCCCTCTCTTTATTACTGTTGCATAATTATCAGCTCCAAACATTCCTCTTCTTACCATCATTAACTGAAGCGTTTCATCAGGTATTCCAGCAAAGTTAGCATTTATCGTTAAGCTACTCAACCTCTGAAGATCTCTAATACCTCGTTGATGTCCTGCAATAGCGATACCCATTACTGAACGCTGTTGGCTTTCGAGTATTATCCCTAAACGAGCGCCAAGCTGAATCATACGTTTGTTTATTGCTTCACGTAATAAATTAGCTCTTTCTTTTGTGATAGCTCCTGAATTGATATCTTTATAAATATCGTTAATGGCTCTCGCATAGACTTGTAGCAATGCTTCATAAGCAGTTCTAGGAACTCCATTTTTTGACAAAGCAAGCTCTCTAGCCTGTTGTGTTGCTCGTTGGTATGCGTTTGAGTAGTCAGGCATATCTTATATTATCATACCCCAAACTCTTCTAATAGACTACGCTCTTGAGTATTACCTGCGATTAAACTATCTGCAAGCGCCTCAAGTTCATCACGTTTTGGAACAGTAATATCCGATAATAGATAAGCTTTAGATAAAAACTCCACCCATCCGTTTTTAGTAAGTGGAATAGAAAGGCTTCCTAGATATCGAGCTTGAAGGTTGTTCAATACCTCATCCACATTTACAGAATTAAAGTCGTTACTTCGATGAACTTTAGCGATTCCCCAATTTTCGGGGCTATCTGGAAAATTAGCTTGTTCTAGCCTCCAAAATACTTGATTTTCCATTTCATCTAGTTGACCAGCAAGTAAGACTAAGAACGCCTCAATACCAGTCTGCGACTCTAAGCGTATCTCTGCCGCGGTCCGTTCTTTGGCTACGTCTCCATAATCTTTGAACATATTGTAGAAGAAGTTCTTAATCTTCTGTTCAATATAAGCTTTCATTGAATCAAAGTGGTCAGAAGGAGGCGCTATGAATGAGTGCGCTTGCTTGCTTTCAGGATCAACTCTGGCCGAATTAAATCCTTTCTTATAATCTTCCTTAAACTCATCATATTGTGTCTTACTCATAGCTGGAGAAAAGAACGCAAAAGAAGTATTACGGTAAGCATGGTCTAAAGCGCTTTCAAGGTTGGCAATAGCTAAACACTTCTTAGCCCAAATATATCCAACAGGTCTATCTAGAGGTAGTCTCACTTCAAATATTGGAAGTATCTTTTCTTTTCGCTCTCTCGTTCTCCAATACGAATACGTTCCCTCTGGATTATCACCAACAGGTATTTTACCACCATTTTCATCATATCTCCATCGCTTCCATCCATCAAGCTCATAATCAATGAAACACTCTACATTTGATTCTTTGCTATCCATAGATGTACGGACATCTCTAATCTCTTTTACTCTAACAGCTACTAAGCTACCGTTTTTATAAAGCTTATTGATCACTGCTTCCGGATCAATGATGTGAACCTTTGAACCTCCTATTTGTTCATCTTCACTATTCCGAGAAACGCCCTCAACAAGTACATATACATTATGCTTAATGACTAACTTTATACCCGCTTCTTTGGGAACAAACTCCCAATTTAATCCGTTACCATTTGAATCGTTTATAAATTGATAGGCTAAACTTGATGGGTCCGTTGGATCACCCAATCCCCTTCCTTTATCGTCTGTAAAAGTTCTAATATCTTCACTCTCTGATGTTGAAACTGTACCCACTAACGAATCTGCTCCTGTGGCAAAGTAGGTAGCAGGATCAATAAGCTTTAATCTTTCTTTATACTGCTCATCTGATTCTCTTTGCTCTTTTTTAGGTATGTAATATTGTGCGGTGTTGAGTGTCTCAGAGCCATTACTTCCATCGTTAAGCCCTTCACCATATTCAAAAGCTGAACCATCATATACTTGTTGTGAATAGCGCCATTTAGCTCTCTGTAATTCATAACCGTTGTAGGTCGTTGATTTGTCTGACATAGTTAAAAATCTATAAATGATGGTTTTATTGAATCGGTATACATTCCTTTTTCTATCGGCGCAAATACCATAACGAACGCATCTGCTAAGTTAGGGCTTTTTACGCCCCTTTTCGCTAAATTCTTTTTACTCTCTACTTTGAACTTTCCTGCTAGGTCGTAATCTTTTCTTGGAGTGCTTAATTCTGTTAGTAAATTCTCCAAAAAATCACACTCACTAGATATACTTATAATCTCGTTTGGGTCGTAGCTTGCCCCTTTCGTAATAGCATTATGAGTTTTCAGAACCCTGTCAGCTACCTCTTTCCACGCCTGAGCTTTAACATTAGAGAAGTAATCTTTGTATTTAACCCCTGCTTCATATTCTTTTTCCTTGTTTACAACCGCACCGCCTGAATTGAACGCTTCATATTTAACCTTAATTTCGTTGATCTTGTTAAGCTCCTTGATGTTTGACCCAACTCCTGCACCAACCCCGATACTGTCATACCTTACAAATGATTTAAACCGCTCGGCTTCATTGCGTATTATCTTTGCGCTCTTGACTAATTCATCTTCTTTCGCCTTCCATTGATGAACTTTTGTGATTAGAATCCCGTATTTGTTCACATAAGCGCTCTCATCTTTTCCATCATCTGAAACATCATATCCTGTAATCCGTTCGCCTGTCGGTTCAATGCCTAGCTTGACATGAGCGTCTATACATGAATCTAACCACGTACGTTTTATAATTACGTCCTCATCATCTTGTTTTGGGATGCCTTTGTAAATATGAAGATACTTATCATAATCCTCTTCTTTCATTTCTGCGATAGTAGCCTTGCTGGTATCGGATAGAAAAGGATTTTCATCATAGTTAATCATTCTAACTACAGCGTTTTTTGGAGGGTTTACTACCAATCTTTTATAGCTGAAATCAGTTGCTAAGTTAGGATTGAATGTAACCCATATCTCGCTTCCGCTTTCTCTTAATGTAGGAATTAAGGTGTCCCACATTTCCTCTGTCAGATTATGACCTTCCTCAATCCATAGTACATCAATCTTTACAATAGATTTAATCTCGTCAATGTTCCTAGCTAATCCATAAAATAGAAATTCAGCGCCCGTATTTGTATTTATAATCTTATTACCGAGTACGTTGTAATCATTCCTGAATCCGAATCTTTCTATCTCTTTTTTCAGTAAGGTATAAACAGAATCTTCTAATCTGTTTTGATACATCCGAGTGCAAAGGAATCTAAAAGGAATGTTATTAGCTAACCGGATAGAATGAAGGGCGGTGTCATTTGACTTGGTGCTATCCCTTCCACCATATAATATTTTAAACCTAGACCTGGTATCCCAAAAGTCTTGAAGGTTTGGATTCATTATAGGAACGGAAGCCGTCATTCTTTATCTTCTTTGCCCCTGTCTCTGTCGTACCAACTTTCCCATCCTTTAGGACTCATTGACTTATCAGAGGATACATGGTCATTATAAACCATTGACAAGGCTTTACGCTCTTCATCTGTTGAGATAAGTTTATACAAGGATATTAAAGCAGCAGGAGCAGTTGACTTATGAAGCTTTGAACGGATAGATACTTTCGTTTTAATCTTATTGGCTTCGATCTTTTCTTTTATGTATTCCGATTGTTCAGAATCTATTGGAAAATGATTGTAATAAGTATCATGTGATATACCTAGATAACCATATACATCAGCTAAGAAGAACAAATTATTCGCTTCTATTGCTTCTAGTGCTTTTTTGTAAAGTTCCTCTGTTTTGTAAGCCATTTTATTACTGTTAATTTAGAGCGTCATGGTAGCTCCGAACTCCATCTACTCATTGGAATGTGAATCGCATTACCTTATGCTAATGACGCATTAATTTCTGAATATGGTTTTGATAATTGTTTACACATATTACTTAAATTCTTATCTAGTGGGTAAATGTATTTAATTTTTCCTTTTGTTATAGGTTCCTTTTACTCTAAGTATTTAGGTGTTATCAACAATACTGATAGCATACGTTATACCCTATTTGCCCAACGCTCCCACAAATCGAGAATCCATAGCAAACGATTTACTTTTCGTTTGTATTTCTTAGGTACTTTATTTTGTCGTATAGAGTTATCTGAACCGCTTAATTTACGGCTCAATTCACTCCATTTTATTAAGTCTTTGCTCATTATCTATTTACGTATATATTTACTTTTCTTTTGTAAAGTGCAGGAGAAATATATTCACACACATAAAAAGGTTTTCTTTTACTTGGGTAAGTAATTATAGTTAAACATTCGTCAAGGTCTTTGTCAAATGCTTCTTGCGATAAATAAACGTCTTGTAAAGTTTTCATAATTTCTTTTGTTTTAATTATTATACTACTAATATACAGTAATCTGTAATAACCACCTAATAAAAATACACTTTTTTGTAAATTATTTTGCCAACCCTCAAAAAACAGGGTATAACACTACCTATATTGCATATTTTGTGAAAAACAAAATCCGACAACATAGCCAAACCGTTAACTACAATGCTAACTTTTGTCTAATTTATCAAGTTTAGTTGTGTGCAAGTGCTACGATACTGATCAATTGAAAGTTCATCGCTACTTACCCGTTTTAATAATTTTTTTCTCCCCTTCTTTTTTCTCAATCATATCTATAAAAATTTCAGCTTGATAATTAATTTCAAATTCAGTTTCATTTCTCTTCTTTAGGTTGGTGAGATTTAATCCCACAATAATCACTTCCTTCTAATGCTGAGTTAGAACATCGCTTGCCTTTAGAAGTTTTAGCTTTACATATTGAACTATAAATAATATAAATCTTTACTATTTGGAAAGCAAAGAAGATAAAATAAGGAAAGAAATAGGAAAGCCGTTTTCTTTAGATAGTGTTAATGAGGGTTATAATTTATTTTTACTAACGGGTTTCAAGTGGGTAAATCCTAATTCTTTATTTAGGTCAATTCCGTATCCTCTCATTTTTCTAAACATTACTTCAGATAATGTTTCATCGTCAAGTAAAAGGCTATCATTGTCATACAGCTTTAAACTATCTAAAATTGACAACATACAAGCAGCCATATTTTCTATTTTCTCTTTATCATTCATATTTATTATTTTAAATCAAACAAATTATAACGTTTAGTATATGGTTTTGTAATCCATAGAAGAAATTTACAAATTAAAAACGAATATTAATTGGCTTATAAACTATATACATTGTTAACTACTGTAAGCGGTTTAGAAGCAAAAAAATTAAATTATGACACCAAAACAAAAAGCAAACGACTTAGTAGATTCTTTTAGAATAATATTGATGAATGAAGATACTGATTGCGGAAATGAAATATTGTGTACTATGATAGCAATTAAACACGCAGAAATATGTGTAAACGAAGTAATTGAACACGCTCAGATGATACCAACAGAATATGAGGGATATGAAAATGCTTATCAATATTTTCTAAAAGTAAGGCACGAACTTAGCTTATTGTAGTTAACTAAAGTGGTAGAATTAATAATCAAAAAAATTTATTACAACAACTAAACGAAATGAGAAAAATAAGTAATTCAAAATATAGACCGTATTACGAAGAGTTAATCCAGGAAGGAAATATAACCTTAACATTTGCTACTGAAGAGGAAGCTCATTCTTTTCGTAATTGTGTTCAGTACCAATTTATAGATGAATCATTAAGTACATCATTGTCTAAGGATAGGGTGACTGTTACAGCAAACTTAAACACAGTTATACCACAGTGTTAGTCATTAGTAAACCTTACTTGCAAAGTTTATTTATCAATTAAATAGGTGAATATGGCTTTAATCCTAAATCTCCATGAATCATGTGCAATCTTGAAAACTCCTGTTTTCCGCCTCTTACTTTTACCTGTCGGGAATAAACCGAATCAAACGGTTGCTTATTGCCGTTCCAATCTTTGACCTTGTTTGTACCCATCAGATCAACTTCAATTAGTTCATCAACTTTATTTGGCCGAAATACCGAAGTCATTAAATGAGCATCCTGTTTTAATTGCTTACTCCAACGCACATCGTTGTAAGTAGGTTCTAATTTCCAACCTCTACGATCTCCTGCAATAGTTACTTGACTTAACAAATGGACCACTACTCTAAGATGTTTAGCAAGCTTTCTTAATTCTTTACTTACAAACTCAATTTTATCTGCTTGAAACTTTTGCGAGCAGTCCACATTTTGAACATAATCAATAACTATTACATCGGTTTCAAATTCTTTTTTATACTTCCTGGCTTCTCTTTTTATCGCTTCAATATCTTCTAGAGAATCGCAAATTATTACGTTATCCATTTTATCAGGATAGTTGCGTAAAAAATAGTTAGCTGTATTTACATCGTAATCTTCTAATTGAAACCAATGTATTTTATTGCCTCTATTCGCTCGCATTCCGTTTATCATCTGAGCGTATTCCGTTTTACCATGTCCAGATTCAGCCATAGTTACTTCAACATGGCCTAAGTTAGCCCCTGAGCTTGCATAAATACTATTATCAATTATTGAAAAGCCTGTATAAATCTTTTTTACTTTCGGAGTATTTAGCTCTCGCTCGTGAATTTCGCTCGGTGTAAATGATTTTTGCTCATTACTTGAACCATCTACCAAAGTAAGCACTCCAATCATAGCGTCAATTAAATCGTAAGCCGTTGAATTTGAACTGTAAGCTTGTTCAATTAGTTTTACGCATTCTGAGATCACTTTACGTTTTTGCGCCTTATCTCGAATGATTTCTGAAAAATACTCTTCATTCCCAAAACGTGCTATACTTGTTAAATCTGATAAGTAAAAAGATTCAATACTTTCTTCTCGATCTTTTAAGTAGGTTTCAACTGTTAATAAGTTAATTGGCTTTCTTTCAGAGTGAAGAGTTCCAATAGCTTTAAATATGATTTGATTTCTTGGATCGTAAAAATCATCAGCGCTTAATAAATCTAAGGCTTCTAATGCGTTCTTCTCTAAAAGCATTGCACCTAATAAACTTTCTTCTATCTCCGTTGCTTGTGGTGGTATTTGATTCATTTAAAAACACCTATTGCTATATTGTTTTCATTTTTTTTATATCCATTTTTCTTAATCCACCTTCGTGCAGTTAAGTTTGCATCAACATTATTCTTTAAAAGATTCTTATAGTTTTCCATATCCTGTAAAATTTCTATTACTGTTTCCCTGTCAAAGTCTTTAATAAGTTTTTCCACTTGTTCCTCTGTTAATGGCCTCTCCATTTGTTTAACTCTTTCAAAATTTTCAATGAGCGGGCTTATATTCTTATTATCATTCTTATCATTCTTATCATTCTTGTTAGTTGTTACTTGTTTGTTATTGGTTTGTTGCTTGTTTGTTAGTTGCTTGTTGCTTTGCTTGTTAGTTTCTTTTTCTTCACTCTGATAAGTATTGTAATTACAAACAATTACCCTAGTACCTTTGCTTGTTGTTGTCCTTGTTACTTCTCCCGTACTTTCTAATTTCTTAAAAGATGTTCTAACTTTCTGCATAGATAGATTTACTTCAATAGAAAACTTTTCTAAACCAGTAAAAAACTCTCCACGCTTAATAATTTCACCTCTCCACTTCCTATCTTTATGGTTAGCTTTTAATAAGCAATGAATAAAGACTATAAGTGTATTATGATCTGTGTACCATTCCCAATCCGTAAACTGCCTATGTAATTTAATCCATCCGTTATTCATGACAATAACCCATCTTTAGGGGATCTTCTTTTTACTGCTTCCATAGTATGCGTATAAAAAAATCC